ATTTGCCATCTCCTGATACTTCAGCCCCTCTTGCACATAAAAACCATGCTCAGGGTGCATCGAATCCCAGTATGGCGTTCCTGGCGCTCTGATCTCAGCGAGCTTGGCTCTGGCATCATCAGGCGTCAGACCGCCGGATGACTTGGTGCCGGCCAGTACATCTTCGCCGATCTTGCTGTTGATAAACTCGCTGACATTAACCATCATCTTGATGATGCCGGGGTGATCGCCAAGCAGCCGGCCATCGGCCAACTGGATCTCTGACAGCTCGGCTGAACCGAACTCCTGCATCGCGGCGTTGCCGTTGGTAATGCGATCTGAATAAGCAGCGCCATATTCTTTTTTAAGCTCAACCTCTGCTGTTTCGCGCATCTGCTGGATCTGGCCCTCGTCAGCGCCCACTTGTGTGCCGAGAAACTGATTATAGCCACCGAGTAGCTTTTGTGCTTGTGATGGCGTCAGGCCGGCCTCATGAGCTGCGCCTTTGAACCAGGAAAGCATATCGTCTGATTGCTCAATACCTTCGGGCATTTCATTGGCTAGCTCGTAACCATCCGGCGTCTCTGGCCGGCCTAGTTTACGATATACCTCGCCCCAGTCCTCATCAGTGGCGTGTTTGCCCGGTATGGCCAGTTTATCAGCGCCAATCATGGACTGCGCGTTGACATAGCTTTTGGCCATCGCGCCAACGTCGGTGAAATGTGCTAATGATTTATGATCGCGGATTTCCTCTGGGATCATCGAGCGCCAGTCTTCACTGGCGACAGACTGGGCTACCGTTGCATCTGCAACGACCTCAGCTACCTGTTCTTCACTCATCTTTTGTCATATCCTCTAATTGTTTGCGGTCACGCAGCATTGACCTGATAAAAAGCACCACTGTGCGCTGCCCTTCACGATAGGCTGTTTCACAAGGATCAGCCGAAAATGTTGTCGAATGTTCACAAAATCTCACACCCAAATCATCAAGGATGCGCTGCCCGTCCTCACTGCCGAACACAGTCTTATAAAGCTGTATCGTATCTTCCGGCGTCATTCAGCCGCCTCGGACGCATCAATGGCTCTAACCATTGGTGCGGCATTGCCGGCAGCCTCGGCTGTTTGCATAAGCTGTTGCTGTTCTGCCATTGCCGCTTGTTGTTGTTGGCGCTGCGCGCGCAAGACAGCGACTTCCTGATCGCCTCTCACAGCCGTGGCCGGCACTGACAGGATTTTGATCAGGTGACGTGATATGCCGTCGCTGTCCACATAATCCATAATTGACGGATCGAGCTGCGATAGCGGCGTCATTAGCTCTAGCAATCTGGTCATGGACTGTATATCGCCCTGACGCTGTGCTTTGGCCAACGGGCTGACATAAATGATTTCTATGTTTGAGCCGCTCATAAATTCTGGCGCCGGGGCAAATGCCTTTTGCCGAGATAGGATGCTATAGACGCGGGTGATCAGCGGTTGCAGCAGCTCCTGCGACAATCTTCCAGTCAGAGGGCCAAGCAGTCTCATTTTTTCTTCTGTTCTTTGAACCACCTCGGTGGCCGTCATCTGCGGCCCTTGGCCCAAGATCAACTGATCTACATAGAAAGCTGCACGGATAGCGCCGCGTCGTTGCTCTTCCATATTTAGACCCAGCGGGTTGTTTGCCCCTATATTTAGTGGTTCGATGCGGTCGCGTGTACCAGATCTATAAAAGTTCAGACCGCCCGGTACTGTCCTTACCGGCAGCATAAAGCCGTCATCTGGCACCAGTAGCGGCGGGTCAACCTGTTTTTGTGCTGCTCGGATCGTCACTTCGGACATTCGGTTCAGCATTTTTATGTCTGCCAGTGCCGTCATTGATGGTGACCGGCCATAGCCAAGCTCAAAAGATGACTTGGAAAAGCGCGGTGCCATATAAGGAAACTCATCAAAGCCGGATTCGGACAGCACGACCTTTTGATCAGGCTCGATATAGACTGAGGCAAACGGCTTGTTCTCAGCTGTGATCTTGGTGACATCACGCTCATCACGGCTATAGACCGCATGAAGCAATGTGATTTCATCATATGGATTATTCTGCGCGCGTTGCAGTATTTTACTATTAAATTTTTCTTCACCGAATCGGTTCATGGCGGCCCGTGCCGGCATCTTAAATTTACGATAGACTGTATCCACCCGCCCCTTGTCATCCTCGGACAAAAAACATTCTTTGATGTGGCGTGTACTAAATCTGATCTGCTGCTCATCGTCTTTATCGACAAACATCACAGCGGTGCCAAATGTCACCAGATCGAGATATAGCTCGGCAATTTGCTCTTGAAAGTTGGAGCGGTTGAACGCCTGGTACATAACGTCCTCAACGCTTTGCAACCATTCTTTGGCTTCATCATCGCCGTTCAGCTCATCATCATTATATCTAAGCCCAAACCAGCTGGTTGAGCCGTTGGTCAGCATACCATGCAAGCTGGCCGCCAAAAGCTCGGCTGCCAGTATGGCGGTGCCATCAAACACCAGCTCTGAGCGTTTATCGCCGGGCGAGCGGTTTTTTGTGACATCTGCCTTGCGCGGCACCACATAGTCAGCAATTTCCTGCCAGTGGCTTTCCCATGTCTGGCGCTGTGTTTCCAGCGCATGAAAGCGTTTGATCAGGATTTGTGCGATTTCGTCAGCCATTTAGCCACCTAATAAGGTTTTTTGCTCGGTAGGTGCATCACCCATCACACCTTTGGTGCTGGTCAGAATGGTGCCTGATTTCTTCTTTTTCTTTTTCTTTGGCGCACCTTCGCCCTGATCGCCGGCATAGATGACATCATCAGGATTATCCGGCTCTGCCGCATCTACTGGCTGACTCACCGGCTGCTGGCCACGCATCATGGCTTCCTGTTCTTTCTTTGATGGAACAAACCCGGCTATTTTACCAGTTTCCCGTATTATTTTTCTAAAAATACCGCCCATTATTTGCCTCCAAGTAATGATTTGTATTCGACTGGCGCCTCTGTGGTGACACCTTGAGGCCCTGTCTTCTGGCTGGTTTTCATCGTTGCCTTGCCCTTTTGTTTCTTTTTTGTTTTTTCAGTCTCACTATCACCAGCTCGCACAACAGGATCAGGTGTTGGCGGCGGTGGTGCCGGTGGTGGTGGTGGCGGTGGTATATTTACCTTTGGGGTCAAAAAGCTCATGCGACCACTCCTAGCGGGTTGTACGCGCTGTCTGCGATTTTTTGGGGCGCCCTCTCCCACGCTTGGCTTTCTTTGATACCGACGGCGAGGTATCTGAAAGCGTCGGCGGCGTGGCTCGACCAGTCGTGGACGGGCGTGGATCTAAAACTCCTAAGGCGCTCGTTATACGCCCTATGATAGTGCCTAAGAGCTTCCAGACCCGGCCCACAAGCTGTTTTATCAAACCAGCAACGGGGGATAAGCATTTGTGCAGCATGGATTCCATCCTCAAGTGGTAATTTAGGTACAACCCGGAAGTTTATTCCCAAGTCCCAGGCGACCTCTCGCCGGCTTTTGCCCGACCCCAGCTCGCGTACCTCGATGTCGTGCGGGGCATTGTGTGTGCCGTAAAGATAATCTTTGTCTTGCAACATCCGTGCATAGTGAGGCAAGCCCTCGCCCCGGTTCTCATAAAAATCTATGACGTGAACAGCCCTGCCCACGCTTTGCGTAAACCAGACCACAGTGCTGTCGCCGACACCTAAGTCCCACCAGGTATCTACCTTTGCACTTGGATCATACGGAACTGAAGAGATGCGGCCTGTTTCCTGTGCGGCTTGCAGCTCTTTTCCAAAAACAGCCCCCGGCACATTGGCCACCCAGCTGCACTCAAACTCTTGCTCAAACTGATCTGCCGACATCATAGATTTGGCAGCGTCCAGCTCTTCAGCATCCAGGATGCCAGTTTCACTAGCCTTATGGATCGCCGTGTACCAGTCGTCCTGGCTTTCGGCTGCTACAAACAATTCATAAAATGCGTTATGGCCTCTAGGCGTACCGATAAACAGTGCCTTGCCTTTCCTGTCACTCAGCGCCGGCCTGATAATCTCAGGAAACAGCGATTCCGGCATATCAGCCATCTCATCGAGACAGGCCATATCAAGATAAATACCACGCAAGCTATCAGGGTTCTCAGCGCCCAAGAGCTGTATCCTGGCGCCATTAGGCAAGTCACATCTAAGCTCAGTCTCATGAAACCTGGTCATAGGTATCTTGCCGGCAAACTGTTTTAGATAATCCCATGCCACCGCCTTAGCTTGCCGGTAGGTGGGCGCTATGTAAGCACAGCGCGGATTGGTATTGGGATTAAGCACAGCCTCTCTCAGCAAGTGATTTATCGCCATGACAGTCTTGCCAGCACGTCGATGCAGGACAACGACGCCCCAGCGCTTGGCAGCTAGCTCAGCATGAAGCTGCGCTTGCAATGGCCTAGGCGTATATGGGATCTCAATGTTCATGTCAGAGACAGGCTCATGATAGGTTATTATATGCTATGGAGTCGGCGGGTTAGTCTGGGGGTGGTAGGGGGGTCGCTTTTGCAAATCCCCACATAAAACAGGTACACATCCCGTCACTCTCATAAGCATATCAATGGTTACAGCCCGGCTAGTGCCAAGCTGGTGCCAAGATCATTCCCAGCCACACATAAATAAAAGAAAAACAAAACTTGGGTATGCCTTGTACGCGCGAGCACTGACACAGACAGCTTGTTATATATA